GCATCTGTTCCTGTGGCCGTGCGCGGAGAAACTGGCCTTTGGCATTGCGTAATCGGCCTTTTGCACCACCGCCCGTGTCAATCCGAACGGATGTTTTCTCAGTCGCATTGCCCGACTTGGCTGGCCAGTTATGCACCGCCTGTTGGTCAGTCAGTAGCGGATTATCGCCCAACTGCTTCACCCGCCCGCTGGCAATGTATTCCGTACCAAACTCCAGAAACTCAGGATAATCAATCACGTTGGTCCCGATCTCAACAAACCACTCGCCTGCCTGCTGATAGAGATTCCAGAGAATCCGCTGTTTCAGATTGCTGGTTTCAACAGGCACCCGCTGGACGGCCTCTGCCTGCGTGCGTGCCCCGATCTTTCGCAGTGCCTGCTTGAGTTCCTTTTCAGCCTCGTTGCTCCAGCGATAGAGCAGGGTTTCCAGTTCTCTCAGATCCAGTTCAAATTCGCGGCCTAACGTAATCATGACGACGGCACCCGCTTCAGGTAGGCTTTGAGGTGATGCCCACGCCCAGAGGCATCACTGACGTGAATCACCTGGTACGTAAAACCAGACATCGCAGTAGGGGCCGTCAAGACAATCAGATCAAACTGGTCGTCACCGCCCCGAGGCTTCAGGTTGGCATCCGGCAGAAAGTAACCAACTGCGGTATATTCGTGGAAATGTCCGACTTTGGTGGATTCGATTTTGCCCGACCGCTCCTGGATTGCACACAGATTGCCGGTTGAAGAATTAGCCCAGCCTTTGGTCTCAACTCCAAAGGAGTCGGTGACTGTCGATAGCTTGATCGTGCATTCATGTTCCAGCAGGTCTTCGAAGCTCATTGGTTATACCTTGCAAGGATAGAGCGGACGGTGCCGGCTTCCGGGTACAGATTGGAATTCGTATTGGTCAGCAGCGTGTATGAGTATTGATCCAGCTTTTCACTAGCGAGCGGCCCGCCTTCCTTGCGACCTTTGCGAGTCAAGGCAATTAACGTATTGGCTGCCAGTTCCAGATCAGCCGGGATGGTCTCATAACCTGCCGTGTAAGTGACCTTGATATTTCCGCGACCTTCAGTCCAGACGCGATTCAGGGCAATCAGCATCGACGCGTTCGTTTCGTTCGCCTCTTCAGACTCGGGGACGAACTCGGTCCCTTCGGTCCATTCTGATTCAGACGGGAAAGCATCAGTACCCTTTCCGAAATACCCGTCAGCATCCACCCACACGCCCGTCACGCTGGTTATAGGCCGATGGGCAAGGAACAGTTCGTCCTTGCCGTTGCCATCCAGGTATTCGGTTCGTGATGCGGACTCAAAGCTCTTGCGGCCTGTGTAGTGCTGGATGACGGAATCCACTTCAGTGATCAACTGATTCAGTAGATCGTCCTGAGCAGTTCCAGAGATGCCCAGATGTAGCTTCACTTTTACCAGAGTCGTCAGAGCCATTGGGTTAGCCTTACAAAAATAAGCCCGCAGCATGTGCCACGGGCTCAAAATCTATTAAAAACCGAAACCCGGATTAGCTGACGGTCTGTTTCTGACCGCAGACCTGAGCAGTAGCAGGCAGCTTGGGAGTCGATCCATTCACGAATGCAGGAGTCATGACGGCTCGCACATAACGCTTTGTACGCACACCGCGAATGACGCCTTCCGTGCTATCCGCAGAAAGCACCAATGCGGATTGAGTCGCAATGCTTGTCCAGCTTCCAGATCCAGTAGTGGACTCTTCCAGTGTGCAAGTTGCCGTGAAAGAGTCTGGTGACCCAGTGGCTTCACCGCATGAGAATAAACCGTGTACCGATCCAATCATGTTGTCGCAATCGACAGACAGACCGCTGGCGGCAGTGGTTCCAGCCAGCAAGGTTTCGGGGACAACAGACTGCTTGTATAGAGCGTTGGACAGCATATCCATTAAAGCTGATTGAGCCATGTTTCTATTCCTCAAATTAAAATAAAATATCAATTGGAAGCCACCGGGCTGAGTGCAAGCAGAGGGGCCTCGAACTCACACTCAGCACACAGCGGACTAAGCAGGCAGATCCATATCGATGCTGTCGCACATCACAAAAGAATCAGGGTAAGTAACCAACGTGTCCACATGCTGAATGAAGCGAATGGAACGCTGATCTGTTTCAAAGTTTGTACTGTTCTGGTCGGCTGTTGCGACCTCGAGAACCCCATGCCGACCGATGATCAGGTTCTGCCAGATCCCCAGCAGAATGTAGGTCAGGTCAGTTCCAGAACCCTTAGCGCGGGTGTTGGAAACCTGAGACGAACGAACGACCTGATGACCATCCAGCATTGATGGAGCACCTTTGGCGATGTCGTCACGATTCGCCTGGAACAACCATTCACCCTTACCATCATCAGCAGCATAGCCAGAGCCAGCACGACGATTGAGCAGGTTACGCCACATTGTTCCACGCATGAGCCACTTCGGTCCAAGGCGGTCAATGTCAAAGTTGGAATCTTCCAGTTTCGCCAACATCAAACCCGGATCTTCCGGCTCGAACGTATTACCGTCCGTTGCGACCGATCCCGCAGTATGGTCTTGGATATCGTAATTGATGATACCCTTCGGCTTGATATCCGATCCCACACCAGCCAGTGCAGCATCATCGACCAACAGGGCCAAAGTTTGAGCCACGTCAGCACGAATAAATGCTTCAACGGACGCCGAAGCGAACCGCACGAACTCATTCGGATAGGTGACCATTGCAGCACATTTCTTGGCACGCATCGACTTGAGGCCGGTTCCAAAGGTAGATCCTGTGATCGTGCCTTTTTCGCCCACCCAGTAGCCGACAGTGGAGCTGGTCTGGGACCCCATGTTAAACGCCCCGTTAGGAGGCAGGGTTAACGTGCGTGCTCCCAATCGGCTCATGACTTCCATGTTGCGAATCATAGGCAGGAACTCAGTAGCGAGATCAGGACGGGTCCAAATACCACCACCAGTGTCATCGTACACACTCAGGGTCTGATTAACTCGCCCCTGCTCGTAGCCCATCTGTTGAGCCATGTGAGAGGCCATTCCCAAATCAGCACCTTGCACGCCAGCGGCCATGCACTGCCGGACCTCGTTAGCCAGATTGGTGTCATTCATGGCAATCTCGGACGACGCCATCGGAATGAAAATCGAGTTCTGTGATGCTCGTGCAAAACCCTGCTTGGTGTAGAAGTCAGCAAGCTTCTGACTGAGGTCGGTTTCCACCTTGCAGTTTTCCGGTTCCAGTTCGCCCTTGACCATCATCATGGCGCGGGCTGTCTGGAATCCACGACTTGACATCGGGTCTTCACCAGTTCGAATGCCGGGGGCACCGAACATCTGGGAGCCGTTACCGCGTGGCTGGGCAGCCTGTCCGAAGTCAGTTCGCAGCTTTTCCTGAGCGTCTGCGATGGTCTTAACTTCCCCCTGAACCGCTTGCGTAATCGTCTGGGTCACCGCCTGTAATTGATCAGGGGTGAATCCAGTATTCGCTGGCGGTTTTGTCTGAGTCTGCGTGCCACCCTTGGGAGGATCGACAACCGCAGTACCACCGCCCGTACCCTCTGTTCCGTCTGAGGCTTCATCCATCAGAATGCAAACACCCAACATTAAACGTTGATACCAGTTCATGATCAAACTCCCGTAAGTGCAATAAAAAAACCTCGCACCACAAATGAATGTGACACGAGGTTTGGTTCTTCCAATACCCGAAAATGAGTTAAATGGCCGGTGCTGGATTTGAACCAGCGGTCTCTTGATTATGAGTCAAGCGGGATGGCCGAACTTCCCTAACCGGCGTTATGTAATTTTGTGCGACTCTTTAAACTGAGCGTCGTAATGGAAAAACTTTCCATCTTTGACTTTGACTTCCAGTTGGATCGTGCAGAATGGTTTTTGTTCTGCCTGATCCAGCAGATCTGTGAATGCCTTGGTAAGCTCTTCACGCGCCTGCTTGTGTTGTTGCTGATTCAATCGAGTTTACCTGTCATCGTCTTTAGCTGACTTTGCAACTGCTGCTGACCTTCACGCACCGGCTTCAGAATCTCACTGACTGATTGCATAACCGATTGTGTGAGTGAATCAACAACCTGCTGCTGCTGTTTCTTTGACTGATTCAACTGCTGAACCACGCTGTTTCCCAGATCTTCAACCGGAATTAACTGTGGTTCTTCAGTCTTCTCGGACTGTGTTTCTGCTGGTTTGATAACTTCTGACCGAACCGTGTCAACATTTTCTTTTGGTTTTTGTGTTTGGGTTGAAAATTCTTTACCGATCTTTTGCAGAATCTCAGCCGAATCCGACTTGAGAAACTGGCTGATCTGTTCGTGAGAACCTTTCATATCGATCATGCCACCGGCGATCGATAGCTGCATGAAGTCCATTCCGGGAGTCCATGCGGGCTTGTCTCCTGCTGCCTGCTGGAACGATTGAATCATGTGCAGCGGCATCTTGACATCGTGGATCTTCCCGCGTTCCAGAGCCTGGCGAAGTGAACCACGATCTGCACCGATTGGCGTGATTGACCATTCCAGCATCTCGGTTTCAACGAAGTCATACCCGCGCCAGCCGCTCCAGTGCTCAACGCCTTCTGCCAGTTGCTCAGCCTTCATGGCCTTGTTCATCATGGCCTTTAAGACGTTGAACCCGATGGATGCCATTCGCAGAATTCCTTCATCCACAGCGGCAAAATAAGGTTCTGCATGGGGCAGCTTGCTGAAGTAGACGGTGGCCACAACTTTTTTGGCTGAGGCTTTCAGTGCCAGCTTTCCGCTTGGATTACGACTGGTTCCAATCGGCAGAGTCTCACCAGACAGGCCGTGATCATAAAGCACGACTGGGTTCTGTTCGTAATACTGCGTGACAATGCCCTTACCAAATTTGTTGGGAATCAACTGCAGCATGTTCCCGTGGCGGTTCTGCTCTTTCGGACGGGTCACGATCACAAAGTCCGCAGACATCGCCCCGGCATCGGATGCCTGGTAGATCGCTGATTCATCACGCTGGCATAAACGCCCCGATGGAAGTACCAGATCCGGTGCATGAGACATCATGTCAGACTGGATCGAATCCATATCCGAAACGAATTCCGGTACGTCTTCCTGATCCAATTCATCATCAATAACAGTTGCAGCAGGCATGATTTAAACTCCATCGGGATGTGTCGGTGAACTATTAAGAAATACTTAACAGTTGCGATTTACTTCTCGGCTTCAAGGCCTTTCTGGCGATCTTCAAACATCATGGCAACGATTTCCCGCAGGTCCTCTTCCGAGATCTTGTTGGGGTCTTCGCCGAGATCGAATTCATTAGCCGTGGCGAATTCAATCAGTTCCGGCTTCTTCAGTGCACGGACCTTCTCGACCGTCATGGGGCCTTTCTTTTCGGCATCAGCAACATCAGAACCGTCAAACTCAACCGGCTTTTCAATCGGGTTCTGCGGCAGGATCTTCACGCCCGCTACGGGCACCTTGTATTCAGCAGCCAGCACTTTTTTGATGGCTGCTTCCTGTTCCGCCTGATCTGCTGTTGGCTCTGGGATGGTGACATTCCGGGTTTCGGCCTTGCGCCCAAGGATCTGGTACTTAACCCTGAACGGTCCTTTTGTTGCTGCTTCTTTAGCTTTAGCCATCGATTTCATTCCTCAATCAAAGTAGGCCACTGAGGTGCAGCGGCAATGAATAATGTTCCCTGCGGATGCTCCCAGTGAGTTGTCTCCAGGATGAATCAGTTTCTCACCACTGACCGTGTAGGCTTCGTTGTTCTTTACAATCTGGCCGTCCGCTGCGATGTGATTAAACCGATCGCTGGGTTTGACTCCGCGTGTTAGTTGGTCGATAGTTGCAATCCACCATTTCTTGTCAATCCCGATTTCTGTTCTCGTGATCTGCTGGCCATAATTCATGGAGCCAGTCACTTCAGTGCGAGCAATTCGCCTGGATGTATACTTGGTTTGATTATTCAAGATGCCCCTGATTCGCTTTGACATGGCGTCAAGACTGTCCCCGTCCTTCAGGCCTTTCTCGATCGCACGCCTGAGCCCTTTATGGGATGTTGCCCCTACGCGATTCCAAATGCCAGCTTCCCTCTGGCTCAGGAACTTCTTTGCCTTGCGCTGCACTTCAGGTGACATCTCAACATGGATAGACGGCGGGGCCTCAGCATCTTCCAGAGTGACATCCTGTATTACCTGTGCGAGAAACCTCTGATCTATCTCCTGAGTATCAAACCACTGTTGTTCGAACTCCACGCCACGCCAGAGCATCCGGTTCCACTCTGGCACCATCAGGCGATTGAAGCGGGATTTGTAGTCGGACGGCTTGAACACATCATCCACAGTGAATCCGGTTTTACCGATTTTCTCCACGCGTTTCATGACATCAGAAGAAACGCCACGCCAGAATGCAGTCTGCTTCTTCAACACCCTGGATTCAGTGGGATCGTAGGCCCGTCGCCAGCTCTTACCGATCCGCCGACGGCGTTTATATGCCGCGTCTTTCTTTGACTTTTGGGCAAAGAACGGCTCCAGCCTATTCGTCGTCAGTGTTGTCATCTTCTGGTTCCGGTGGGGCCGTAGTGGTCGATTCCTCTTCCGCGTCGTCGTCAATTTCATCCATAGCCAGTGCGTCATCCAGCGGGACAAAGCTGCTGGCGATGTATGTAGACTGCGATGCAGGAGTACCCAGCGGCTGACGATTACGCTTGACCAACTGCATGTCTGGAGAAAGCGCCCCGATCTTAAAGTCGAGTTCGTCCTCTTTGAGTTGCCGTTCCCAGTCATCCGGTGCACAGTCTTCGAAATAGCAGACAATTCGGGGATCGAACTTGTTGGCAATTCGATGAGTGATAAAGCCAGCCAGCATCCTGTTTGAAGGATTAACGACGTTCTCGCAGAAGACTAGGTACGCTGTCTCCACCACGGATCGGTTCATGTCACTGGTTACGCCTGCTAGAATTTTTGGTACACCATGCAGTGCAAAGACCGAATCCCGCACATCGCCCGATGAGTTTGAGAAATCCAGTTCCTTCGGGGCATAATGCAGCTTATCCATCTTCATGTCAGGCGGTACAAGGAAGGGCTCGGATGTATTTTCCACGCCTGAGATGCGGTACATCACACGCTCTTTGATGCGACGAATTTCTTCCTTCGTGACTTGGGAGCTGTAGCTGTCTCCCAGATTCAGCACCACAGAGGGATTGATTGAGTTCTTAAACGAATGCCAGCGGCTGCGCTCGATCGACTTCGTGTTGTCAATCCAGATCGCACCCGCCTCAACAGGGCTATGACCACTGAACTTTGATTTCGGATTCTTGAAACCGCAGATTTCAATCTCTTCCGCTGGTATTCGGAATTGTTTCGCGCGGCCTTCCGGCGTGACCATCCAGTGATCAAGCACACCAGCATAGTCCCAGATCGGAGTCATCCAGTCATTGGGCATCACGTAGATGGCAGCAGGCAGCCCGAGACCGTTAGGCACCACCCACCAAAAGAACTGGCCAGTGAGCCTGAGAAACATTTCTGTTTCGTACCGCAGCGCCTCCCACCAGTCCATCTCATTGCAAGTCTGAAACAGCTTGACCAGCGGGTTTGCGTCAGGAATCGGCTTCAGGTCATACGCCTCTGACTGCAGTACACCCTTATATGTCGCGCGCAGGTGATGCTTTTGCTTTCTGTCCAGGTGCAGCCGCTGCCCCGGCTCGGTCTTGACTGGCACGCCGAAAATGGGGTGTGCCTCTGATACCTTGGTGGCAATCCGATTGATGGCCACGTAGTTCCACAGTTCAAATGATTCGATCTGCTCTTTTTCCTTTTGCATCGAACTGTACGAGCCACGCATTGAAGGCATGGACATGATCGAAGGCAGGTCGGGACCACCCACTGCTTGTGCGACCTGTGGACTGAATGTGTCAAGAAATCTATTGCTCATTGTTGACTGCCTTAATTAACGCCTGCAGTTCGGTTGTGTGGATAGCCCCCTCCAGATTCGCCTTTGCCTGGAATGTCTGAACAGCATCCCTCAGGGCTGAAATGATTTCACCCTGATATTTAACCCGATCCTCGAGCAATTCATTCTGGTACTGCAGCAACTTGAATTCCCGCAAGACATATCTCGGCACCTTGATTACGCGAACCTTCTTTTTCTCCGTCATTTCATAGTCCAATGATTCATGTCGCAAATAGTCCCTGCTGCGCGGTACACACCGGCTAAAACGGAATCAGGGTAGCGACGGTCCAAAGCAAGTAAACACTGATTGACGAATTCAACCCGATGGCTCAATTCCATGGTGGGGAGCTTGGAATACTGATCCAGCGTCATTTTCCCGCTGAGCAGGTCAAACGGGTTGCCGTTGACCAGCGTTTCTGTCTCTGTTTCCACGGCACAAATGAAGTCAGGGAAGACCAGAACATCGATCACGCCCCGGGGCTTGCCGGTATAAACCCGCCTGCCCGCATTCTTGCACGAATCATTCCGGCAGATACACCAGGCTTCTGCTGGTCGTTCCATCTGCTGGCCGCAGTTCTTGCACAATCCACCTTTCTGGGATCGGCTTCCCTGTAGGATCTCAGTCTGGAATCCTTCTTCCCCCTGAGCGTGCATCTCTGGACTCAGGTGAATCCGAAAGAACTCTTTTACTTGCGAAACCCTGATTGGCTTGGCGAACTTTAGAAGTACGTGTGATTGCCGTTTGTCTTCAGGCAGTTCCTTGTTGTGCTTGATGTACTGAGCGTTTGAGGCTGCGATTTCCATTTCTCATAGTCCTTAGAAGAATTCGTCGTTTTCGAGGATTGAATCGAGGGACACATCCACCGATTGCAATGCTCTGTAAAAGTAAACTGCTGAGTCGGCCCGGTCGGGGGATCTGCCCAGCTTCTCTGTCACTGATTCGATTTGATTTTCCTTGCCTGGAATCTTCCGTTTGGGGGTGATTGCGAATTTGAAACCATCTGTTCTCAGAATCTTTTCGGGAGCAGTCAGCTCCTGAATCAACAGATTGTCTTCTGGGATCATGAACGGAATATCCTTCCACGAACCGTTTTCATCAATCCGTTTAGCGAACTCGCCATAGTTCTCTGCCCGCTGATTGGTGTATCGTTTGGGGTCCACGTCGGGAGTGGCATTCCCACGCATCTCAACGACTTTGACGCCACGTTTGCGAAGCATGGCCACCACGCCCCAGCCGACTCCATCCATATCAACGCCCACAGGGTGACCGCCTTTGGTTAGGTCAATGCGGTAGAACTTGCGCGCGGTCTCTATCGCCCAGTCAACGAGGCTGCCAGCATCGCCCAGCCGAACCTCATGTACCTGCCGGATGCCTTTGTTGCCGCCTGCAGTCAAGGTCGAGGGATCGCCATTCAGCGAGGCACCCACGTCGAGACCGAAAGCCTCAACAGGCAATGTCAGATCCAGCAGCCTGGGAATGCAGCTCATCAGGTGCTGGCCCTGCATGGCCCGCTCTTTGTGCCTGCGATGTATATCATGCCACTTCTTCCAGAGGCGATTTGGTTCTTTGAACCAACGGCGGAAGATCAACTGTTTATCTGGATCTTCATCCGGGAACTTCCCATGTGCGTACACCCGCACCCAAGCGGGGTCTGGATGCTCGAGGTGCCCCAGATAGGTGTCATACGATGTCTGGCCGGGAATGACGGGTGCCGCCTTCTGCATGTCAATGGCGTCAATCATCTCACCCGCGTCATAACGTTGGCCATCGATCAGCACGCCGCCCTTGGGGGCAATCGCCGTTTGCAGGCACTTCAGTTTGACATTGAGACAGTCACCGCCGCCGATGGTGATTAACCGCCGCCGTCCATAGGGACCAATCAGCGTCTGAGTCAGATCCTTTTCGTCTTCGTCAGCCAGATCGAACCCGGCCCGGAACTTGCCTGCCGTCGTACGGGGATTCGCCAGAAACAGAGACTTCTTCGCCTGCGTATTCGCCAGTGCAAACCGGGGGTTAAGTACCTCGGCAGTCGCTTCGTCAAACACAAACAACACATGCGGGGAGTGCTGGCCCGAAAAGCCTTCCCCGGAATTCGGCGAACTGACAACGGTCTCATGTTTTCGGCTGTTCTTATCCGTGATGCCGGTCGCCTGAAACTCTAAATAGGTCGGGGTATAACGCATTTTACGCCACCACGAATCGACCTCGCCCAACATCACATCCTTGGCTTTTTTGTAACTGTCGCGAGTGATCACGATACGTGCATCCGGGTAAATGCAGTAGTACGCACAGATGATAATTCCCGCCGCGCCCCCTTTACCGCAGCCGGTATTGCCTTTGACATACACCTCTCGGATAGCCGGATCGAATACAGACCGGATCATATCAACCTGGAAGTCATCCAGAATCAGATGCCGCTGCTTGAGTTCGCGCATCCGCTGGATCTCAGAGAGCAGGGCAGGGTTCTCCACGATGTCTTTCGCGTAATAGATCTTGCCCCACTGGTATTCAATCCAGTCGAACGGATCACCGGCCTGAGCCTTGCGCGTCGCCAGCAGAATACGGGCCGCGTCCGCTGCTTTCTGATCCTGTTCGCTGAATTCGTATG